GACATCCAATATGCAGCACCATCAACTTCAACACAAGCATTCTGTCCAACAAGTCCACAGTGTGTTCCAACCTGTGCAAATGCAAATGTAAATGGTTGACCAACAAAACGCATAGTAAATAAAGCTGTGTCAGTCCAAACAAGAATCGAGTCTCTACCTCTGATTGCTCCTCTGATCTGTGATCCATCGGCCAGTCTCTGTGTACCGGCTGTATTGGTTGCTGTAGGTGTGTAGGTATTTATATCCTCCTGATCAGAGAATCTTATAAACATGTCATCTTGTGTTGATGTATCTCCAATCGTTGTCTCTGTTCCAAAGAATACTAAGTGTCTGTCCGGTGTAGATACTAACATGTGTCTTGATGCTGTAGGTGCACCTGTTATAATCACAGCTCTGTTTGATGTTGCATCTGCTGCTGCAGAGTTCCATTCAAATACAGCACTATCATGTATTAGACAGATTGCCTTGTCACCAAAATTATCAAGTGACCACATACCAGGTTCTAATACTAAATCACCTGACGCTGCCTCACCCCAGGCCACAAAGTTTGTAGTGCTAGTGACCGCATCTCCTGCACCATGTGATGCAGCAGTTGTACCTCTGACTTCTCTTGTAACACCTGTTAATTCATTAGATGTACTAATACCTGTATAAGATATTTCTTCTGTTCCTACTTTTATAAAATTTGTACCTGTATCTGGAAACTGAGATACGTCTGCTAGTGTGATACCAGTTGTTGTTGAAGAGTTTATTGCTGCAGATAAAGTTGTTGTTGGTTCTCCTGCAACCTCACCACCCCAAGTCCCAAGAGACCAACCAAAACCTTTTGCTTGCACAGCTGGTCCGACAGGATAATAGTGTTGAACTCTAATACCACCTGATGTTGTTGCACCAGATCCTGACTCTGCTGATGGCATCGTGATTGTAATAGTAGTAGCATTAGGGACAGTAGTTACCATAAATTTTTTATCATTAAAATCTGCAGCTGCAAAATTAGAATCAGTAATTGAAGAGAAAGTATCTAATAAAATTATATCTTGTGCTGATATACCATGATCTCCACTAAAAGTTATTGTAACAGATGTTGATCCGTTGGTCGTGGTGAATGCACTTGTGAGCGTTGTTGTAGATTTGATTGGATGTATATCATAAAATACACCACCAGAGAATGCATATAAAATCCTGTTTGTGCCAATAATGGCATACTTTCTAGCTGAACTATTTACAAAATGATGTAATCCTCTACCTGCACCAGTTAAAGCATCGTCTCCTAATTGTTTCCAACCACCTATTTTTTCAGGTGTGCCATATCTAAATCTTACATTATCACAGTCAATCCACTGACCCTCTGCTCCAGTGGGTGTGATTTGTTTATTTATACCTGGTTGAAATCCTATTTTTTGTAACATAAAAAACCTACCTTTTAGGTTCTATATCAGTTTTTATGCGGAAGCAATATCTTTAAAGACTATTAAAGTTTAGGCCACTCACCCAAAGGTCTAGTGTAAACAGGACTCTCTTCTGTTCCTGTGTTGGTATATGTATACAAAACTTCCATAGCCGCTGCATCAGATGCACCATCGATAGCTGTTTCCATCTCATTGGATCTGGTTCTTACAGCTGCTCTGTAAGTAGCTATGTCAGCAGGTATTGTAGATCCATCATCCTCTGCTTTTCTGATTATGTACCAGTCACTTGATGATAATAAACTTTTAGCTTGAGCTTTTATCCCTCTTTTAAATATAGTTTTTAGACCCTCGATAATCACCTGATTACCATCTTCATCTAGAATGTTGTTACCATCCGCATCGACTGCATTTTTATCTTCTACGTCTTTGCCTGTTGCTGGTGCATAACTTGCAGTGACAGCATTATTTGCAAATACCATAGACTCCGCACCATTCCAATAATATCTTGAATCTTTTAGATTTGTGTTGTCGTATATAACCTCGTAAACACCCTGAGCCTCTCTTTCAGCTACAGTTGAACTGATTGGTATGCCGAATGCTCCAAGACTAGAGTTTGCTCTTACAA